GTAGATCAGACGATGCAAATATTTTAAATCCATAAACAAAAGTATCATTACTTCCGTCTCCTGAATAACTGTTTTTTACTGTTGTTGATGATACTGTCATAGTTAAAAACCTTTAAATGTTGATGATGGTTTAGTCAATAAAAAATCTTGATTATAGTCTCTTTTCATTCTTTTCTCTATCCTTCTTAAAGTACCTGGAGACATTGTCTCCATTATTTGATACCCAATTAAATAATCAAAAGCAGTTTTTAAATAAAACAAATTCATAAAAGGTATACTTTGACTAACAGCTCTATAAGCAGTTCTTCCAGCTTTACCGCCTTCACCTCTTATACCATATTTAATTGCTTGAACAAGATCAAATGTTGTTAAAGGAACTGGTCCTGCAATGTTACCTATAATATCTCCACCTGTTCTAGTTTCTTGAAATAATACATCTCCGTAAATACCAAGACCACCTCCTTGTAAAAAAGCCGCCATAATAGATTTAAACTTTGTTGGGTCTCTTGGTGATCTTCCTTTAATTAAATCTTTAATTGTCATAGATAAATAACCTAAAAGTCCTGAAGTAACTATAATTGCACCTAATCCAATTATACCGCTTTGAATTTGTTTATTAGGTCCTTTAAAATAATCTATTTCTCTACCTAAAACTTTTTGTACAATAGATAATGGAAATGCTTTAAACTGACCAAAAAATCTAATTGCTTCACCCATCCCAGTTCCAGCTAAATAACCTTGAGTTAATGTAGCTTTTACTCTGGCATCAGGTTCAATAACAGCATAAATTGATCTATCTAACAACATACCTGATACCGATGCTTTAAATTTATCTTTTTCTATTTGTAATTCTCTTGCACTTAATTGATCTATACCTGTTATTTTTTTTACATCTCCATCTGATATTTGATCTAACATAGATATATTAATAAACTCTTTACCATCATCGGCTTTTTCCATTGCTTGTTTTCTAATAACATTCCATTTAACAGAATCTATATTATACACATTAAATAAATTTTTTAATTGAGGACTTAATGAATCAAATGATAAATTTTTTTGTTTAGCAAAATAATTAGCCATTCCTAACATAGAACCTTCTTTTAAGGTATTAGTCCACCAAGATAGCAAGTTAACTTTAAAAAAAAATCTTTGAGCTTTTGTAAAGCCTTTACTTAAATTATCTCCTACTTGGTATCTTCCAGCAACATCATAAATAGTATTGTCAGCAATAAAACCCAATCCTTCTGCTATATCTTTTTTTTGTTGTGAATTTTTTATTTTAGCTAAACTTCCCAATGCTTCAAACATACCACCTAAAAATGATCTACCTTGGTATCTCATTTCTGAACCATACAAACCAATATCAGCAGCAGCCGAAACTGTTGCACCACCTAGTTTTGCCATAGATGTTAATGATCTTGCAATAGCGGAATATTTAGCAACTGCAAAATTCTCTACTGTATAAATAGAACCATCTACAACTTTTAAGAATTTATCAAATTTAGCATCACTCGCTAAATCTTCTGTACTTCTACCTAATTTATTTAATCTGTTTCCTACAGCTTTTTTAATTTTATTAAAATTATCAGATGGTTTAGTACCTAATGTGTCCATAATACCAATATTTCTTCCTGCAGTCTGTAATCCTGAAAAAAAAGATTCTTTTAAATTACCTACTCCAAACTTATCGTTGTAATCAAACCAATCGTCTGCAGTTTTAAAATGTAAAACTCTTTTAAATTTAGATGATTTTGAAACATCTTTACTTATTTTACCTCCATAAGTAAATTCAGCTCCATCAGATTTTAAATTTTGATTTTTAACAAGACTATTGTAAGCAAATAACATAAATTCATTAATATCATCTACTCCTGCAAATGTTCTTTCTTGATCTAATTTTTCTAATACAAAATTTTTCCAAGCTGTATAATTTTTGTTATAATTAATATCTTTACCTTTTAAAGTTGCATCAACTTCCATTTCATCTATATTTTTACCTAATCGTTTAGCTGCGTCTCTTACTAAATAAGGATCGTGTGATTGTCTTACAATGTAACCCCAAAGTTTTCCAATATTAGCACCTCTATCATTTAATTTTACTCTTACCATTTCAGAATATTCTTCCATAGCTTTAGCTAATTTTATAATAGTTGGATTAGTTTCAGTTATAGGTGGTGTTAAATCTAATTGTTCTTCTAATCCTGTTTGTTTTTGATTTAACTCATACATAGTTCTAACTATTCTTCTTTGAGTTTCTTTATCTGCTTTATCAAATAGTTGCATAACATTATTATTTTTTAATTTTTGATTAAACCCAACAATAAGCTGTTTAACACTTGCTTCTTGTTGAACAGCAACAGATGATCTAGCACCAGTAATTCTTCTATTTGTTCCAACTAATATAGAAACTAAACCTTCTGCTGGATCGTCATTAAACTCTCTTAATATGTATTCCACATACTTTCTTCCTTTTATTTCATTTTCAATAGCATTTCTTTTATTAATTTTTTTTTGTAATTTAATTTGTTCTGAAACTTCTTGAGCAACTTTATCAACATTAATTTCATCAATAGAAGATATTTTTCTTTCAGCTTGTGCTATTTTTATCTGATTAATAATTTCATCTTTTTTAGCTGCTTTAATAGATGATTTTTTAAGTAATTCTTCTACTCTTAATAAACATTTTTTTGACATAATTATCTACCATTAACGCAGTTTATTGCGTCTTTTATTATTTCATCTAAATCTTTTGATCTTGCATTTACTTCATCTAAATCTTCTGTTGCATTTCTTACTTCTTTTACATCTTCATCAAAATTAAGTTGTGAATCTTTTTGAGTATCTTTAATGTTATCTAATCTTGTTTGTAAATTATTTAATTCAATATCTATATCTGAAGATTGTTTATTAATTACATTTTGTTCTACGTTATTAAGCTCTATTTGATTTTCTATAGAATCAGGTTTTGATCTTATTTGTGATGTAGAAACAGAATCTGTAGAATTTTTTAACACAGGATCAGCACTTACAACTGGAGAAACATCTACAGGTTTTTCTAATAATAAATCATTCATAGATTTTTCTAATAATAATTTTCTAGTTTGAGGTTTGGTCATTTCTAAATCCATCATAACTTTTGATGTTTCAGGATAATATTCTTTGTATAAATTTAATTGTTTTTCTGGTGTACCAGCTTCTTTCATTCTTGCTTTAAATTTTCTAGCTGTATTTAAATCTTTTAATTTTCCAGCACCAACATGAAGTCCACCACCAAGAATAGTGCCAAAAGTAATATTAAGTAAACTATCTGCTAAACCATAATCAGCTTGTACTTTTTGTGCAACTCCATATACAATAGGTTCTACAAGTGTAGCACCAACAGCACCTTCAACAACACCTCTAGTAGCTCTTGCTCTTGTAAAACCTTGTCGTGCAACAAGACCAGCAAATCTTGCTTGACCGAAAACAGGAATAAATGATGCTGCAATATTTATAGGATCAAAAAGAGAAACAGATAAACCTGTAGCAAATTTTGCAACCCCAACTGCAAAACCTTTTGGTCCTCTTTGTATAATACTTTGTCTAGCTCTTTCTTCTTTTTTTTCGTCAACCATTATATCTACGACAGATTGAAACTCATCTTCTTTAAAAAAAAGACCAATATCAGAATATTCTTTATTTAATTCATCTCTTGAAATACGAACTTGATTAGTTTCAAGTGATTGTGATCTTGCAGATTCCATATCATAATATGTTCCAATAGATGATAAAGGATTAAAGTTCCAGTTGTCAGCAGCAACAGCTCCTAAAGTTTCACCTAATCTTGTAGAATATTGGTCATAACCAAATTTAGCTGCTGTTTCATTTATATTTAATCCAAAACCTAATTGTGCCATTATCTAGTACGAGTTAGTTTAACTTGTTTATTTTCTTCTTGTCTTTTAATTGATTCAGGAATAGCAGGATATGCTCCTCTTGGATCAAGTTTTTGAGACTTAATTCTTATTTCTAAATCAATATCTTTATCAGTTCCTGGAATAGATAAAGTTGTATCGTCAAAATTAAATTCTAAATTATCTCCGTTAGCATTAATTACTGGACCAAAAGAACCATCATTAAAAACAATACCATAAACTATTCCTGTTCCATCAGCTTTATTTCTCCATTCACCAAAATTTTTCATTTGATCTCTCATAGCTTCGTTAAGTTCAACATTAGTAACATCTTCATCTAAAGATTGAAAAGCTACAGCATCAAAATCTTGTAAATAAAAATCTTTAATTAAACTTGATTTTTCAACTATAAAATCTGAACTTGCAGAAATATTTTTACCATTGTAAATAGATGGAACAAAGAAACTATCCTGAATATCAAAAGCAGAATCAATTAAATTAGTTGCAGCTTTTTCAGCAGCTCCTTGAGATTGACCAGCTGCCATTTCATTTAAAGTATAATAAGTTAAAACTTCAATAATATTATCCATTTTTTCTAATGCTACACTTGTATTAAATCTACTTCCTCTCATAGCTACATCTTCAAAATCTTTTAAATTATTCCTAATACTAGACCTAATATCATTAAATTTAACATTTTTATCTTTTGCAACATTTTTTAATCTTGTTTGTTCTTCTTCAGAATCAAAACTTAAAAATCTTTCTGTAAGTTTTGGATTATTAAAAAAAGAAGAAAGTTCAGCAGTAACAGGTAAACCTGCATTAGATAATTGTAACATTGCGTTTGAATTATAATTACCAAACTCTGATTCTAAGTTTTGTAACATTGCAATTCTCATATTTTGATCTCCATTTTGATATCTTTCAACAAAATTAGATGCTTCGCTATTTGACATAACTTTTATTTGATAACCAGGTTGACCCATATCTTTTTGAGTTTTTACAAATATATCTGTTAAAGCTAATTTTTTTTGTATTTTTAAATTTGGATTAGTTTCATTACTTAACTCTTCTGTTAATACTTTAATATTATCATTGGTTTGTGTTAAAAAGAAAACAGGATCATCCGCCATAGCTTTATTTCTAGCTATTAAAGCATCTGAGTATATTTTTTTTAATCTTTGTCCTTTAGCAACATTAGTAATATTTTTTTCTTCTGCATCTTTAATTAATAAATCTACAGTTTTAGATAAATCTTTATTAGGAATAGTATTAATAGTTTTAACATTAGAAACTGTTTCAATAACTGAATTATATTCTTTAATAACTTTCGCATATTCTTTAGGTTCTAATATTTCTTTAGCAAAATTTTTATCAAAAGGAGCTTCCTTGCCTAATGCAGCAGCAGAAATAAAATTTTTATATTCATCTCTTACTTCTGGAAGTAATACACCTTTAGCATCTCCAATTAATTGTATTCTTTTATTTAAATCAAGATTAGTATATTTGTTTTCATCCATTAAATTTAAATATGCTTGTTTAGGATTAGATGATATTTCTTGAGTAGCTTCAAAAACTTGAATAACACCTGGTATGCCTTGAATTAATTTATCATATTCATCAACATCAATTCTTCCTTTATAACTATCTTCATATAATTTTTCTAAATCTGTTTTTATTAATCTTAAAGCCATAGGGTCTTTACTGACATAGGCTTGAGTTAATAATCTATTTTGTTTTATAGAAACTTCATTATCTAAAGTATCTAATATATTTTTTGATACTCTAGTATTAGTTTTAAATATTCCTTTTTGAACCTCTCCTAAAAAATTAGCATTAAATGAATTTTTAACAAAATTATTAGATGCTTGATTAGCATATTTTGCTCCTATAATTTTTGATTGTGTTTCAATTAAATTATATGCTTTGTCTTTATTATTTAATCTTGATGCTTCTTCAATAACATCGTTTAATTCCATAATTGATTTATTTTCTAACTGTAATGTTTCAGATTTATTTTCTAAATTTTTTTCTCGAACTCCATGTGCAACAACAGCTTTGGTAACAGGAGCTAAAGCAGTACCAATAGTTTGAGATAAAGGTATTTGTACATTTGATTTAATAGATGCAGCTTGTTCTGTAATTCTTGCTTCTGATGTAAATGTAGGTATTTTTGGCATTATGAATAATTACTAAAGGTTGAATTGTTAGCGGTAGAACCAAATTGACCTTGTGGTGGTCGTGCATTAAACGAACCCATGCTCAATAAACTTGTACCTGTTTGTGTTAAAGTTCCTATTTGTGCTAGTCTTGCTTGTTGTCTAGCAACTTGACCTTGTATTCTAGCAAAGTTAGCTTCTTCCATTCTTCTAGCAGAATTTACATTTGCATTATATTTTATAACATTTCTTTGTAGTTGTGCTTCTATAGAATTTGCTTCCTCAATTCTATACGCACTTCCTGATCCTTGAACAACACCAGATTTAGCAAGAGATACTTTTGTTTCTCCTTCTAATTGTCTAAATTTTTTATCAAATGATGCTACATCAAATTCAGCTTGTTGTTGTATAAGTTGAGCTTCTTGTTCCGCAACTTGTGCATTACGATTTTGTACAGCTTGGTTATATTTACCTATAGCACCTTGTTGTTGTATTTGTGCTGCACCTAATGCTCCTACTACTGCTGCTTGCCAACCCATTAAAATATCCTCGCATATCTGAAGTGATCTGAACCATC